CGCATGACGCGCACGCGCCCGCCGCCCGCACGCACGACGCACGCCCGCGTGACGCGCATGCACGCGCGCGTCCATGGGGACCCTCCTTCGATACCCCAGGGGGTATCCGATTTCTGAGGCTCTGACCAGGGGGAACGGCGCGCGGGGAAGAAAACGCGCAAAAAGCGCCCTTAATCTGGGAGATAGATTATTCTCGCAATGGATAATAGACATCAGAAAAGTGTGTAAAAAAGTGCAATACCGCCGTGATATGCTGTAAGTAGCATTTCAGGCATTGAGGCCGTCCCGATGGGGCGGCTTTTTTCATGCCCAAATACCGGCAAACCAAAATCAAAAGCACCCGAAAACCGCATAGAAACGGCTCTTTCCATGCGAAAAGCGAATGAAAAGGAGTGATACGCGATGGAAACCGAAGAGAAGAAGGCGCCGGCGCGCAAGACGCGCAAGAAGGCCCCCGCCGCGAAAGCCGAGAAGCCCGCCGAGCAGGCGCCCGAAGAGGCTTCGGCCCAACCCGCCGAGCAGGCGCCCGAAGAGGAGGCGCCCCAGCCCGCGGAGCAATGGCGCCCGGCATTGGAGGAGGCGACCGTCGAGGTGGGCGACTTCCAGGGCCTCAACGTGCGCGAGGCGAAGTCGCTCGAATCGGAGATCGTCGGGTCCATCTCCAACCACGGCTCCGTGATGGCGTACCCGGAGGAGGACGGCTGGCGCGAGCTCGCCGACGGCGGCTTCGTGGTGGCGAAGTACCTTGCCTGACCTCAGGTTCACCGTGTGCCCGCGCTGCAAGCGCCTGAAGCCCCAGCTCGGGGGCCTTCGGTACTGCTCAGAGTGCGAGGCCGAGGTCAAGCGCGAGCGCGCCGAGCGGCGCGACTACAAGCGCGAGTACGAGAAGCGGCAGGCGAAAGAGGACCCGAGGTATCGCCGCTTCTACAAATCGAGGGAATGGCGGATGACGAGCCGCCAGTACGCCGTCGACCACGGGCACAGGTGCGAGGAGTGCGGGGCCGTCGGCACCGACGTCCACCACGTCCAGCCTATACAGACCGAGGAAGGGTGGCGGCGGCGGTTCGACCAGTCCAACCTCAGGCTCCTGTGCGTCAAATGCCATAACAAGGCGCACGGGAGGGAGTTCGGCCAATTCCATGTGTGAGGAGGTGAAACGCGGTGGCGAACAGCGGTAGGAAAGCGAAGCCCCTGGCGGTGCAGGAGAGCAAGAGGCGCGTCCACATCTCCAACGCCGAGAAGGAGGCGCGCAGAGCGCGCGAGGCCGCGATCGGCGGAACGACCGACCACATGGCGCCCCCGAGATACCTGGCGACGCAGAAGCTGAAGAGCAGGTACTCGGAGATTGTGTCACTCCTCAGGGCCGCGAGCGAGCAGCTGTGCACCGACCTCGACGTGGACGCGGTCGCGCGCTACGTCATCGAGGAGGACGAGTACATAGCGGCGAGCTCGGCCCTGCGCAAGGCGCGCAGGGACAAGGAGGAGCTCAAGACCATCGAGTCGATGCAGAGGCTCAAGAACGCGGCCTTCAAGTGCGTCGACACGAGCGCGAAGTCGATAGGGCTGACCGTGGACGCGCGGCTAAGGTTCGACCTTCGGGAGCCCGAGCAGGACAAGCCCGAGAACAGGTTCGCCAGGTTCCAGGTCGCGAACGGGCGATGAGGGACCGCGTAACCGAGTACGCGCAGGCGGTCGTCGGCGGCAAGGTCCCGTGCGGCGAGCTGCACATGCTCGCGTGCAAGCGGCACCTCGACGACCTGAGGCGCGCCGACACCGACGACTTCCCCTACGTGTGGGACCCCGGCGCGGCGGCCGACGTCGTCGACTACGCCGAGACCATGACGATCGTCGAGGGGTTCGAGAAGAGGCCCGTGAGGCTGATGGGCTCGCAGGTCTTCGACATCGGGTGCACGTTCGGCTGGAAGAATCGCAACGGCTACCGCAGGTTCAGGCGCCGCTACAAGAGCGTGTCGCGCCAGCAGGGCAAGTCGTTCGAGAACGGCATACTCGGCACCTACATCGCCGCGTTCAGCGGGTACCGCTACGGCAAGCTGTTCACGGCGGCGACCAAGAAGCGCCAGGCGAAGATCGTCTGGGAGGAGATGAAGAAGTTCATCGAGGGCGACCCCGACCTCTCCGAGTGGTTCGAGGTCAAGGAGTACAAGTCCGAGATAACCGCGCTCAACACGAACTGCGTCATCAAGGCCCTTTCCAAGGAAGAGGGCTTGGACGACGGCTTCCGACCGCTGTTCGCGTCACTCGACGAGCTCCACCAGATGAAGGACAACTCCATCTACCAGGCGCTCTACCGAGGCACGCGAAACCTCGACGAGACGCTGGTATCCATGATCACCACGCGCGGCAAGGAGGTCGACTCCTTCGCCTACGAGATGGACACCTTCGCGTGCAACATCCTGCGAGGCGGCGTCACCGCCGAGGACTTCTTCGTCGACATATACGCGCTCGACGACGGGGACGACCCGTTCGACGAGTCCGTGTGGGTGAAGAGCAACCCGCTCTCCGCGACCACCGAGAAGGGCCTCGAGCAGCTCCGCACCGACGCGGCGACGGCGAAGGCCATGGGCGGCTCCGAGCTGCGCGACTTCCTCACCAAGTGCATGAACGTGTGGGTTACGAAGACCGAGGACACGTTCGTGGCGCCAGAGGACTGGAAGGGCGCGAAGACCACCCTCACGCTCGACGACTTCAGGGGCGAGCGTTGCTGGATAGGCGTCGACCTTTCGAGCGGCGGCGACCTCACGACCTACTCCATCGAGTTCGACGACGACGAGGGCGGAGCCTACGCCTACAGCCACAGCTTCATGCCGCGCGGGCGCATGTCGGAGCACATACAGACCGACGTCGCCCCGTACGACGTGTGGGAGCAGCAGGGCCTCATAACCGTCATAGGCGGCGAGACCGACTTCCGCATCGACTACAAGGCGGTCGTCAGGCACCTGGCCGACGTGGTGGAGGAATACGGCCTCAAGGTGCAGGCCGTGGGGTACGACCCCCACAACGCGGAGGCGTTCACCGAGGACCTGGAGGTCCTGGGCGCGCCCCTCATCAAGGTCGTGCAGTCGGCCAAGAACCTCAACGACGCCACAGTGGACGTCCAGCTGCTCGTGAAGAGCGGCAAGTACTCCATGGACAAGCGCAACGAGCTCATGAGCTGGTCGTTCCTGAACGCGCAGCTCGTGAGGAACAGCTTCGACGAGGTGAAGGTCGACAAGAAGCCCGGAAAGACCCGGCGCATCGACCCCGTGGACGCCTGCATAGACGCGCACTACGCGCGCCTCGTGCAGCGGGATTCCGAGGTCGTGGACGCCGACGTGGAGCTCCGCCGCTACATGGAGCTCATGAACTGGTAAACGAAAGGAGGTGCAGGGATGGGAAAGGCCGCGAACGCGCTCATGAGGTCGCTCGGGTTCTACTCAAAGTCGGAGGTCGCGGAGATCGCCAAGGGTGCGAGGGAGTCCGCCGTGTCCGAGTGGAGGAGCCTCGCGCACTTCCTGGGCATCGACCCGGACGTCGACGGCGACGCCATGGGCGAGGCCACGTACTACGCCTGCACGAAGATTCTCAGGGAGACGCTCGGCAAGCTGCCGCTGAAGCTGATGCGGCGCATGCCGAACGGAGGCGTGGTCACGGCGTACGACCACCCGCTCTACAGCACGCTGTGCCTGCGCCCGAACCCGTACATGACGGCCACGTCGTTCTGGTCGGCCGTCGAGCAGTACCGCAACCACACGGGCAACGCCTACGTGCGCATAACGGGCGGCAACACCAAGGGCGACCCGCCGCAGCTGTGGCTCATGCCGACAAACGAGGTCGACGTGTGGTGGGACGACGCGGCGCTGCTCGACGAGGTTCCCGACGTCTACTACCTCTACAGCCACGGCGGGCGAAACCTGATCCTGAAGAGCTACGAGGTGATGCACTTCAGGAGCTCCGACACCGACGACGGCATCATGGGCATCCCGCTCATCGACCGCCTGAGGAAGCTCGTCGGCGGCGCCGTCGAGGCGCAGGGCTTCCAGAACGAGCTCATATCGAGCGGCCTCACCGCCAAGGCGGTGCTCCAGTACACGAGCAACCTCGACGACAAGGCCGTGCTCACGTTCACGAGCAACATGGAGAAGTACGCCAAGGGCGAGTTCGCCGACGAGGGCGTGAGGAACATCATCCCCATCCCGGTGGGGACGACGCTCCAGCCGCTCAACACCAAGCTCACCGACGCCCAGTTCGAGGAGCTGAAGAAGTACAGCGCGGTGCAGATCGCGTCCGCGTTCGGCATCAAGCCGCAGCAGATAGGCGACATGACCAAGACCTCCTACGCGTCATCGCAGGCGCAGCAGGAGGCCTTCTACACCGACACGATGCTCTACATCCTCAAGGACTACGAGAACGAGGTCACCTACAAGGCGCTCACCGACCGCATGCGCAACAAGGAGTACTTCTGCGAGTTCGACACGTCTGTGATGCTGCGCAGCGACTTCAAGACCACGGTCGAGGCCAACAAGATAGCCATCGAATCCGGGCAGTTCACCCCGAACGAGGCGCGGCAGAGGCTCAAGCTCCCCGCCGACCCCGACGGGGACGTGCTGCTCGGCAACGGAAACCTCATACCCATCGGTATGGCGGGGCAACAGTACCTACAGCAGGGTTCCCAGGAGGAGCCGCCTGCGGAGCCTTCGGGAGGGGGTGAAGCAAATGGGTAGCGACAAGTACATGCGCAAGGGCGGCATGGTCAAGTCCATGGAGGCGGGCGACGCCGACATGGCCGCGATCAACGCGATCGCGCTCGAACCGCTCGACAAGGGCGACGTCTACACGTTCGAGGTGGTCGCGTGCGACAACGACATCGACCGCGACTTCGAGCGTTTCGACGAGAAGGCGCTCGGGCAGCTCGCTGAGCTGTTCGTCGGCAAGACCGTCATCAAGGACCACTCGCCGCGAGCCGACAACCAGTTCGCCCGCGTCTACGCCGCCGAGGTGGAGGACGCCGACGGCGAGACGTCCGACGGCCTGCCGCTCAAGCAGCTCGTGGTCAAGTGCTACACGCTCGACAACGAGGCGAACTCGCAGGTGATCGCCGAGATCAAGGGCGGCATCAAGAAGGAGGTATCGGTCTCCTTCATGCCGGAGTCCGTCACGTGCTCGATCTGCGGCATCGACCGCCGCAAGGCGTGGTGCGAGCACCGCTGGGGCAAGGAGTACGACGGCGAGGCGTGCCATTTCACGCTGAGCGACATCAGCGACGCCTACGAGCTGTCGTTCGTCGCCATCCCCGCGCAGCGCGGGGCGGGCACGAAGAAGGAGTACCTGCTCGACGGCGAAGAGCCGAGCGGGCCGGCCGAAGCGAAAACCGAAGAGAAAGCAGCTGGGGCGCCGGAAGGCGCCCATTCCATTTCCAGGGCGAAGGCGCTTGCTGCGGCGTTCCTGGCGACCATCGAACGATAAGGAGCTGAAAGCATGAAGTTCAAGAACCTCAAAGAGGCGAAAGACGCCCTCCGTGCCAAGTACGACGAGATGAAGTCGGAAGAGGACGCGGAGAAGTTCAAGTCCCTGAACGCCGAGTTCGAGGACATCAAGTCCGAGATCGCGCGCATGGAGGCGCTCGACGCGGCGGAGAAGGCGTTCGCCGCCGAGAAGGCCGTCGAGGCGAAGTCCGAGGAGAAGGAGGCGGAAGGCTACGAGGCCGCAGTCAAGTCCTTCGCGGCGGCGGCCCGCAAGGGATTCAACGAGGGCACCCCGTCCGCGGGCGGCTACACCGTGCCCGAGGACATCGAGACCAAGATCCGCCGCCTGCGCGACGCCAAGGCGTCCCTTCGCCAGCTCGTCTCCGCGGAGACCGTGAAGGCGCCCTCCGGCGAGCGCACCTACCAGAAGCGCGGCGTCGGCAAGGGCTTCGCGTCAGTCAAGGAAGGCGGCAAGATCCCGCAGACCGACTACCCCGAGTACGCCCGCGTGAGCTACGCGGTCGAGAAGCTCGGCGGCTACATGATCGCGACCAACGAGCTTCTGGAGGACTCCGACGCGAGCATTGCGAACGAGGTCACCATGTGGTTCGCGGAGAACGCCCGCGTCACCGACAACAAGCTCGTGCTCGCGACGCTCGACTCCAAGTACACCCGCGACGAGAGCCCCGCGACGCCCGCGTCCATCGCGTCGCTCGACGACATCAAGAAGGCCGTGAACGTGACCCTCGGCCAGGCGTTCGCGCCGACCTCGACCATCGTCACCAACGACGACGGCCTGCAGTTCCTCGACACGCTGAAGGACAAGGACGGCCACAGCCTCGTGAAGGCGACCGAGAACAACCCGCTCGACATGTACCTCGCCATCGGCTTCCGCCGCATCCCCCTGCACATCGTGCCGAACGCGGACCTCGCGACGAACGCGACCAAGGGCGTGCCGTTCTACATCGGCGACCTCAAGGAGGCCTGCAGGCTCTTCGACAAGAAGGGGCTGTCCATCCTCGCCTCGAACACGGCGGCGGTGGGCGACGTCAACGCGTTCGAGAACGACCTCACGGTGTGGCGCGGGCTCATGCGCGAGGACTGCGAGCTTCTGGACGAGGAAGCGTACGTCCTGGGCTACTACAAGGCCAACCTGGGCTAATCGGGAAGGAGGCGGCGGCTCATGGCAGTCACCAAGCACGACGTCTGCGAGTACGTGGGGCTTGAGGCCGAGTACCTCGACCCCGTGCAGGAAAGGCGCGTCGACCAGGCCCTCGCCGCCTCCAGGCTCTGGCTTCGCGGCGCGGTCGGGTCGGACGTCGACATGGACAACCCGATGGCCGAGGAGCTGGTGCTGATGGCGGCAGGCGAGATGTTCGAGAACCGCTCCCTCACCGACGACAGGCTCTCCAAGTACGCGGGCGGCAAGGCGGCGGCATCGCTCAACAGGCTCGCGCACGACGCGATCATGCAGCTCAAGTACTGCGGCTTCCCGAAATCCGAGGAAGGGGGCGGTGCCGAATGAGCGTTGGGGACCCAATCGTCATCGAGCGGTCGGAGGACGGCATCGACTGGCAGCCGTGGATGACGCTGCACTGCCTGAACGTCAACAAGACGCGCTCGACCGAGTACGTGGAGGCGGGCGGCGAGCAGAACGCCTCGTACGTGACCTTCCGCGTGCGCTGGAACCGCCGCCTGCCGGAGGTCGAGGCCGACACGACCCGCCACCGCATCGTGTGGCGGGGCCGCGTCTTCGACATACGCGGGTACGACGACTACCAGTACCAGCACAGGAAGGTCGACCTGGCGGGGGTGTCCTATGGTTGATTACGTCCACTGCGACGTCGAGAACATCGACGCGTGCCTGGAGGAGATACTCGGGGAGTACGCGCGGACCTGCTCGAAGCAGATGGCCAAGGGCATAGACAAGACCATGCGCGACATGACGAGGCAGACCAGGAAGACCGCCCCGACCGAGGACGGGAAGTGGACGCCGACGTTCCCCAACCACAACAGGGGGGAGGCGTTCAAGAGGCACATCGCCTGGAAGTCGAAGGGCTACGGCATGAGCCACACGGCCACATGGTACGTGAAGTCGCCCGAGCACAGGCTCACCCACCTGCTCGTGCACGGCCACGAGCAGTTCGTGTTCGGGCGGCCCACCGGCAAACGCTCGAAGGCGATGCCCTTCCTCGTCGACGCCAGGGACAAGGCCGAGGAAGACCTCGTGCCCAACATCATCAAGGAGATAGAGAAGGGATGAGCAGGGCGACGGACGCGCTCGAAGCCTGCGGCATCCCGTACAAGCACAACGGATGGATGCCCGCGAAGCCGCCGCAGTCGCCGTTCTTCGCGGCGGTGCTGGAGGAGTCGGAGGCCGTCTCGTCGGATTCCGGCGAGACGTTCGCCTTCTTCACGGTCCCGACCGTCGAGCTGTACGACGACGGGGGAGCCGACGCGGAGGCGAAGCGCGCGGAGCTATTGCGCGCGCTCGCCGCGGAAGGGCTGTCCCCCCGCAGGCGGGCGAGCACATACATCTACAGCGAGAAGAAGTTCCTCACGGTCTACGACTGCGAGGGGTACATCGAGAAGGAGTGACGCTCATGTCAACAACCAAGCGCAAGGAAGAGAAGCCGATCACCATCGGCAGCTGCACCGCGTACATCGCGGAGTACACGGGAGCGGTGCCCGACCACAAGACGCTGTGCGTCGCGGGGAACCGCCTCGCGTACTCGAAGGGCGGCGCGACCATCACCTACAGCAAGGAGACCCAGGAGGTGCAGGACGACCTCGGCCTCATCCGCAAGACCATCACCACGTCCGACTCCGCGAAGGTCAAGCTCGGCCTGCTCGGCTGGGTCGGCACGACGCTGAAGAAGCTGGAGTCAACCGCCCGCGTGAGCGAGGACGCCGAAGGCGGCATCCGCACCACCAAGATCGGCGGCGTCGGCAACGACGACGGCAAGACCTACGCGCTGTGCCTCCACCACGAGGACAAGGCCGACGGCGACTGCTGGTGGACCATCGTCGGCAAGAACACCGCCGGCTTCGAGTTCGTCTACGCGCCCGACTCGGAGACGAAGATCGAGCCCGAGTTCACGGCCGAGTCGCTCGACGACGACGGCACGCTCATCATCTTCGAGGAGCAGATCAAGGAGAACCTGGGCTAGCCGCCCGCGGAATCTGGAAAACGGGAGGGAGGGTGCTTCGGGCCCCTCCCTCCCTCTACGGGAGTGAATCGAATGGAAATCAAGGGAACGAACTACGCAAAGCGGCGCAAGGACGTGCTGGTCGTGACGCTCGGCACGGAGGAGGACAGCTTCGAGCTGCGCATCCTCCCGCCGACGAAGGGCGTGCACGACGGCCTCGTCGCGGTCGCCGGCTACGTCGCCGACGCGGCGATGGGGAATGCGGCCTCGTCCGACCTCGACCTCGGAAGATGCCTCGACCTCGTTGCCGCCGCCATGAGCCACAACACGGACGTGCGCGTCATCACGGGAGACTACTTGGAGTCCATCGGGTTCGACTTGTCCGACGTGGGCGACTTCATCGGCCTGTACACGTACTTCGTGTCGGAGCTGGTCGATTCAAAAAACTAGAGCTGCCCAGCAACCCCTACGCAAAGGCGGAGGTTGGGCGCAACGAGTACGAGGTCACGACTTACTTCGAGAAGATGGTCGCCGACTACCTGCGCATCCCCGTGCCGGACGTTGACGGCCTCGACCTCGTCTACTACCTGCGAATCAGAAGGGACGCGTTCATCGACGCGCTCAACGGCTCCGAGGCGGGGCGCGACTACCTCGACGAGGCGTGGCGCCTGACGCGCACGGAGCCCGACCGCAAGGCGTCCCGCGAGCTGTTCGGGAAGGGGGAATGCTAGATGGCAGGAAGGGTCCAGGGACTCTACGTCGAGATCAACGGCGACGCGACGAAGCTCAAGAAGGCGATGCGCGACGCGAAGGCCGAGGCGACGGTGCTGCGCACGCACCTATCGTCGCTCACGAAGCTGCTCAACTTCAACCCGACGAGCACCGACCTCATAGTCCAGAAGCAGCGCCTCCTCGGGCAGGCGCTCGCGCAGAACCGGGCGACGATGGCGACCTACCAGCAGGCGTACGAGAAGTACTCCGGCAAGGTCGGCGAGCTGTCGGCCGCCGAGGTCACCGAGTTCAAGAACCTCCAGCGCCAGATGACGAACAACGAGCTCGAGTACGAGAGGCTGAGGCAGCAGGCGGTCGAGTTCGGCGCCGCCGCGTCGCAGAACGTGCTCTCCACGAAGGCGCACTTCGACCAGCTCGGGACGACGCTCGCCGACGTCGGGACGAAGCTGACCGTGCTGTCGGCAGCCACGGCGGCCGCTGGCTACGCGTCGTTCAAGTCCGCGACCGACTTCGAGGACAGCTTCACCGGCGTGGCGAAGACCGTGAACGCGTCCGAGCAGGAGCTCGAGCAGCTCGCCCAGACGTCGCGCGAGATGGCCCTCAACAAGCCCATCGACGTGAACGACATCAACAGGGCGATGGAGCTCGGCGGGCAGCTCGGCATCGCGACCGAGAACCTGTCGAAGTTCGCGTCCGTCGCCGCCGACCTCGACATCGCGACCGACATGGATGTCGACGACGTGTCCCTCAAGCTCGCGCAGTTCATGAACATCTGCAACGTGGCCGAGACGGACGTCGACCGCGTCGGCGCGGTCATCACCGATCTGGGCAACAACTCGGCCACCACCGAGTCCCAGATCATGAACATGGCGATGCGCATCGCGGGCTCCGGCTCGAACATCGGCATGACGTCGCAGGAGGTGCTCGCGCTCGCCGCATCGCTCTCCAGCGTCGGCATCCAGGCCGAGATGGGCGGCAACGCCATATCCACCATCATGAACCGCATCGACAAGGACGTGGCGCTCAACTCCGACACGCTCCAGGTCTGGGCGGACACCGCCGGCATGAGCGCGGAGGACTTCGCCGCCAACTGGAAGTCGAACGTCATGGACACGCTGCTCGCCGTGGTCGACGGCATGGCTACGTACCGCGACGAGGGCGGAAACCTCAACACGCTGCTCAAGGACATGGACATCAGCTACATGCGCCAGATCGACACCATGCAGCGACTCTCCCGCACGGGAGACGTCGTGAACGGCATGGTGAGCATCGCGAACAACGCGTGGGACCAGAACGTCGCGCTCACGCGCGAGGCGAACAGGCGCTACGGGACGACCACGAGCCAGCTCCAGCTCGTGAAGAACAACGTCAACGAGCTCGGCATCGAGTTCGGGCAGCTGATGATACCGGCGGTGAAGGAGGCGTCCGAGGGCGCCGTAGAGCTCGTGCAGGGCTTCCAGTCGCTCGACGACGCAACGAAGCGCAACATCCTCTCGCTTGCCGGCATCGTGACGGCGGCCGGCCCCGTGACGCTCGTCGCCGGGAAGCTCTTCTCGTGGCTCGGCAAGATCACGGGCAAGTTCGCCAGCGCCTACACGGAGCTCGCGTTCCTCACGCGCGGGACGTCGTCTTTCACGGGGGCTGCCGACAAGGCCGCAGCGGCGTCGGAGCGCGCCGCGCTCAAGACCGAGGCTCTCGGCAGGGCGGCGGCCATCGCCAAGGGCCTCGTCGTCGGCCTCGCGATGGCGGGCGTCGCGCTGCTCGCGGCGTACCTCGTCGACGCGGCGCGCAAGCAGGAGAACCTGCGCAAAGCCACAGAAGGCCTCACCGACGCGCTCGACGACGTGGACGAGAAGACCAAGTCCGCCGCCGACGCGCTCGGCTCGCTCGACTCCGAGAAGCCGAAGAGGACCTTCAAGGAGATACGGGACAGCATCGACCAGACCATCCAGAAGCAGGCCGAGCTCGCGGACGACATGAGCGAGACGTGGGGCGGAATCAACGGCTCCGAGTACGCGCTCGACAAGTACCTCGAGGTCATCGACAAGCTGACGGGCAAGTACGACGAGAACGGCCAGAAGGCCAAGCTCAGCGCGGACGAGCAGGCGAACCTCGCGTCGGCCGTGGCGGGCGTGAACGAGCTGCTCGGCACGTCGTACCAGGTCATCGACGCAGAGAACGGCATCCTCGACACCAGCACCGACGCAATCAGGCGCAACGCCGACGCGTGGGTGGCGAACGCCAAGGCGCAGGCCGCCCAAGAAGAGATGGTCGAGCTCATGAAGGAGCAGTTCCAGCTCGAAAAGGACCTCGCCGACGCCAAGAAGAGCCAGGCGAACGCGCAAGCCGAGTACGACGCCGCGCTCGCCGCCGGGAACGTCCCGATGGACAGCTACCTGACGAACCTCGCGAACGCGAACCGGGCGGTGGACGACGTTACCAAGTCCCTCGACGGGAACACGGAGATGCAGGAACGGCTCAAGGGAATCTACTCGGAATCCAGCGCCGAGGCGAAGAAGCTCTCCGACGTCTCGGGCGAGCTCGCCTCGCACATGAGCTCGCTCGCCGGCCAGAGCGACGATCTGGCGGCCGCCATCGAGGAATCCGGCTACAAGGTCGAGGACATGGCGAAGGTGCTCTCCGATGCGGGCGTCAGCGCCGAGGACTTCAAGAACATAACCGCCGACCAGATGCTCGAGGTCGTGAGGGCGTACGACGGCACCTACGACTCCGTCAAGGGCATCCTCGCGAAGATCGTCGAGGAGAACCGCGCCAAGGGCGAGGAGGCGGGCCAGGCGCAGGCCGACGGCGCGAGCTCCCAGCAGGGGGCCGTGGACAACGCCTACGCACAGCTCATAGAGGGCGTCGACTACACGGCAGATGCCGCGCAGAGCAACTACCAGAAGGGCGAGCAAGCAGGCACGGACATCGTCAACGGCATGCAGTCGATGCAGGACGCGGTGGCGGCAGCGGCCGACGCCCTCAGCAAGCTCACGGCCGACCACCTCAGCAGCGCGTCGGAGGACGCCTGGTGGGCCGGATACAACATGGGCGCCGAGCATTTCGCGGGCGGCATCGAGTCGGGGCGCGACCTCGCGGTCGCGGAGGCGGACACCGCCTCGAAGCAGGTCGCCGACCACTTCAGCAACTCGAACGGCGACGCCTGGTGGGCGGGCTACAACATGGCGTCGGGCTTCGCGAACGGCATATCGGACGGCACGTACCTCGCGACGGCCGCCGCGGGAGCGGTCGCCCAGGCGGCGCTCGACAAGGTGCGCGAGGTCGGCCAGGAGGGCTCCCCGTGGAAGACGACCATCAGAAGCGGCAGGTTCGCCGCCCAGGGCCTAGCCATCGGCATGGAGCAGCTCAAAGGGTACGTGGCCGACTCGTTCGGCGACGTGGCGAGAAGCGCGGTCGACGCGCTGAACGTCCAGGCGGCCCCCCTCTCGTACGAGGCGGAGCTCATGAGCGTGGGCGGGCGGGCGAACGTGCCGCAGCTCGCAATCGACCTCGCGTCGCAGAGTCAGTCGGGCACCGTCATCAACAACTACGAGCTGAAGGGCATCAACGTCGACGCTGCGATAAGCAGCGAGCGGTTCACGGAGGAGCTCGTGAGCCTGCTCTGGAAATGGGGAGTCCTCAGCAAGACATAGAAAAACGAATAACCGCAAAGCAGGTGATATGAATGGCAATCCTCGACTTGCAGATGGCCGATGGGTCTGCCTTATGCGGCGTCGGCGCGCGCCTGTACGAGCGCGACGACGCCGGCTACCCAGGCGGGCACGACCTCAGGTTCGGGTTCACGACCGAGCTCGGCTCGGACGCCAACAAGTCCTTCACCGTTCGCGTGTCCGCGAAGGGCTACGCGAAGGGAAGCCCCTACGAGGGGCAGTGGAGGGACTACGAGGCGACCGTGCCCGCCGCGCAGTGCAACGAGCTGAGGAGCCACGTCGGGGGCCGCACGGCGTGGGGAGTCCCGCTGTCGCTCGTGGGCGCGCTGACGGCCGACTTCGGCCCGTGGCGCTACGAGACGCGCGCCTACGACACGGTGACGCTCGCCGTCTCGCTGCGCGCCAACTGGTCGTCAGACTTGATGGGCGTCGGCGGCGGCGAGGACGACTGGCACAGCGAGTGGGCCTACGCGGAGCTCTACATCGGGTTCATGCCCGAGTACGCGCTCACGACCGCGGAGTACGAGACCTCCGAGCTGCTGGTCATCGAGTACTCGACCACGTGGACGCGCCAGGACGACCGATTCGCCATCGACACGGGGAGCTACGTCATGGAGTCCGACGGCGCCCTCACGGCGTTCCCCTCCGCGCTGTCGCGCGAGGTGTGGGGCACGGTGGCCGCGCCAGGGCGCATCGAGGTGCCCGTGTCCGCGCTGACGCGCCACCTCAAGGGGAAGAAGTGCTTCTTCACCGTCTACTTCAACCCGTCGTACCGCCCGATAATCACAGGGCGGCAGTCCGCGTCGGCCGAGCTCACGGTCGGCGACAAGAGCAACTGCAACAGCTGCACCCTTGAGCTCGCCGGCTCCGACGACCCGTACCACGTCGCCATCAGGACGGGCGACGCCGGCGACGCCGACAGCGCCTGCACCCAGGTCACGGTCAAGTGCCGCACGGGGTCGGGCTACAGCGCAACGACCACTGTTAAGTGCGGCGAAGTGGCCGTCATGCGCGGGTGCCCGCTCAACACGCCGCTCGTGTTCGAGGGCGTGGGCTCGAACGGCGTGTCCACGTCCAAGAAGGTCACCGTCCTGGAAGGCGTAACCATCAAAGCGAAGGGCGTCGCCCTCATAGAGTCGGTTGACCCGAGCGGCGGGCGCGTCGAGCTGGTGTACAACCAGAGCTTCAGCGTGTCCTCCGAGGCGGAGTGCGACACCGTCAAGCTCGCGGGGCGGCGCAGGCCGTCGAGCTTCTACGGGCACGGCGGCACCCGCTCCGTGAAGGTCGAGGGCGTGCTGCTCGACGACAAGGGCGCAGACATCGAGGCGATGCCCGAATACGGGGACGCGTTCGTGCTCTTCCCCGACGGGCGCGCATACAAGTGCAGGATAAGCGTCTCGCTCGACTGGGACTTCTCGCGGCTCAGGAACGTGAGCGTCTCTGGCGAGGAGGTGGGCTAGATGGCCGACTGGGGCGCAAGCGGGCGCGTCGACAGCTACGAGTTCAGGCTGGTGGACCCGTTCACCCTCCAGGAGACGGGCGAGACGGTGAGCACCATCGAGGGCGAGTCGCAGCTGTCGTTCAACTACTACGGAGACAACATCGCCACGGGGACGATCGTCACCGACGCAGACGACATCGGCAAGCTGGTGCGCGTGTACCACACGGTATCGGTCGGGGGCGAGGAGGCCACCGAGGTGCTCGGCACGTTCTTCGCGGACTCGTCCACGGCCACGGCGAAGCACCACGCCATCAAGCGCACGCACGCCTGCTACTCGACGCTGTACCGCCACACCGAGGACTCGTTCGTCCAGGACTTCGCGCGCACGGCGGGCACCAACATCGTCGGCGAGATGCGCGACATCGTGGAGGCCGACGGCGGGCACCTGAGGACGCTGCCGTCCTTGAGGGACGAGGCGTCGAGGACCCACACCGTTGACATCTGGTTCGAGATAGGCACCAACAAGGGCGAGGCCCTGCGCACCATCTGCGGGTGGTGCGGATGGGAGCTCGGGGTCGACCCGTACGGCTACGTCACGGTGGGAGCCTACACGGCTCCGCAGGACAAGGCGATCTCCTACGAGTTCGAGGACGGGGAGAGCTGCACGTACGCGGCGGGCTACGACTTCTCGAACACGAACGCGAAGGCCGTAAACCGCTGCATCGCCTACTTCTCGCGGACGTCCAAGCAGGACGACCCCGACAAGGACAACTACGACCCGTGGCCCCTGTCGGACTCCACGTTCGTCGACCTCCCCGAGCGCAGCCCCTTCAGCTACCAGAGGACAGGGCGGCACCGCACCTACGTGCTCAAGGTCGGAGACGCGTGCAGCCACGACGACCTCGTCGCGCAGGCGCAGCGGTACCTCGACGAGAACTCTGGGGCGTACTACAGCTTCCAGATAGAGCACGCGGGGATACCGGGGCTGAGGGTCGGGGACGTCGTGAGGTACGTGAACCGCCGCGACGGCAGCAAGGACATAGACCTGAGGCTCCAGGTTGCCGAGATGCAGATGACGCTCGGCCCAGGGTGCATGTGCAGGACGACGCTGAGAGAGGTGGACTAGATGGAGATGAGCGAGATTCAGGCCGCGCGGCTCCTGCTGGGCGGCGGCGGCGCGGGATCGGGCGGCTCGCAGCAGGGGCCTTCGGGACCCGGCGGGCACGGCTCGGCGTCCGTGCGCTACGGCACGGTGACGGCGGTCGATGCGAAGGCCGGCACGGTGACCGTGCTCCTGGACGGGCAGGCCGCGCCGATCACGCTGACCGACGCGACCGCCTCGACCCGCCTCAAGGTCGGCGACCGCGTGAAGATAGTCAAGCAGGGCCAGTCCTGGGTCATCGACCTGGCGGGCGGCATATCCCGGGCGCTCGACGCGTCGGTCGAGGAGGCGAAGAAGCAGTTCGCCGCCGACAAGGCGCGCATGGACGAGCACGACAAGGCCATGGGGCGGTACGAGAAGGACATGGCCGCCGCCAAGGACGAGCTGGCGGGCATGGACGGCAAGATAGACTCCGCTGTCAAGGATGCCGTCTCGAAGCTCGAGACGCCCGACGGCGGGAACCACATCTACGCATCGGCGGACGAGCCGACAGCCCCCGACGGCGGCTTCCAGGCGGGCGACCTGTGGTACCAGACGAACGCCGATTCTCAAATCGTCGCAGTAAAGGTGTGGAACGGCACCGTCTGGAACGGCTACGACCTGGTCGCGAACAGCCTCCTGGTCGCGGGGTCGGTCGGCTCCACTCTCATCGCGGACGGCGCGGTCACGACATCCAAGATTACGGCGAAGGCCGTGACAGCCGACCAGATTGCGGCGAACACCATCACGGGCGAGGAGATTAAGGCGAAGAGCGTGGACGTGAACAGCATCGCATCGGGAGACATCTACTGCAAGCGGCTCACGGCCACGGACGGAGCCGGGTACACCGAGATGACGGGCAGCAAGCTCGAAATGCTAGACTCGGGCTCGCGCAGCCTGGTCGCAATCTGGGTCGAAGGCGGCGTTTGCTACATTAACGCCAACTTGGCGGAAAAGATATCGATAGGCACGAACAGCGGCTCGGTGCTCAACATCAGCAATGGCGGGTTCATCTTCAGCTCGATGATGCCCGGCTTCAGGGTGAACGGCGTCTCGGCTGTCGAGTCCTTCGCTATCGCGCCAGGCAGCGCGACGGAATCGTTCTCGGCAAACGTGCCCTATTCGCCGCACAAGACGTCATACGCGGTCGTCTACTACAGGTGCACGTACACGGGCACCGCCGGGAGCGTGAAGTTCCCGATAACCGAGGGCGGCTCGGCGAACGTGGTGCTCAAGGAGCTCACGGCCTTCGAAGCCGCCAGCGAAAGCATGGCGTTAGGCTGCGCAGAGAACATCACGGTTGCTTTGGGCAATTCGCCTAACAAGACTTTCACCATCACCCGCGGCAATCCCTACCGCTTCGCAATCAAGCCCTCGGGGAACAGCGTCAACGCGAACCCAGGCTCGCAGTTCGAGATCACTCAGGTGACGCTGTGCGGCTGATAATCGACTACAGGAAAGGAGTGGTGCGGAATGCCCACTAAGGCAGTCTCGCTCAACGTGGACAAGAGCGGGAGCTTCGCCGCCCAGACCGTGAGAATCTCTCAGGGCGACGAGAACTCGACGTCCATCGTCGCGACCATCTTGGACGGGGCTCAGCCCTTCGACCTCACGGGGAAGTCGGTGCGGTTCAAGTGCGAGCTCCCTGGCGGCAAGGTGTTCGTGGACGATTCGGTGACCGTCTCGGACGCGAAGACGGGCGTGGTTTCATTCACGCCGTCAGTCGAGGTCGCGGCGGCGGCTGGCAAGGTCACGGGCGCTCTCTTCGAGGTGTTCTGCGACGGGTACGCCATCCACACGACGAAGATGGAAATCGACGTCGATTCGACGCCGACCGTCGCCAACGGCGCGGTATGCGAGCTTACGATGCTCAATGACTACCGCAGCGGCGAGCAGGCTTCCTGGACGCACCCGACCAGAAGCGGCATGGCGTTCGCTGGTTGGTACAAGGACGCCGCGCTCAAGTACCCGTGCAGCGCGAGCGACACGGAAGGTGCGGCCTACGCGAAGTTCGTCAAAGTGGCCGACCTGTTTCAATTCTTGGGCTGCTCTTTCAACATGAGCGGGAACGTCCCCGCAGAGTACACGACGCCGAGGTTCTCGTACATCATGTCGGTTCCAGAGGGTGCCGCGCTCATCGAGAACGGCTGGTACTTCAAGAAGGTGTCCGACCCAACGAAGCCCGACGTACGAAGCCTGTCATACAACAACATCGTACAGACGGGAAACAAAATCTTCAGCTCGCTGACGTTCAACAAGGTGCCCGTCAGGTTATATGAGAAGAAGTTCTCGACCAAGGCGTTCGTCAAGTACACGACCGCGGACGGAACCACCGTTGAAGCTGTCGAGGCGGATTACGATGCCTTCACTCCTGCGGAGATTGCCGATGCGGTGCTCACGCACCCGATGGCAACCCAAGCGGACAAGGACTACGCCGCGGCAATCAAGGCGGCGGTTACGCAGGAGGGCGCGGCGTGATAGAGATTGAGATGTCCACTCTTGTCGTGCCCATCGCGTCGGCCGTGCTCTCGGCAGTCTTCGCGGCGTGCGGCGTGTATGTGGCGATAAGCAACAGGTTGTCGGTGCTTGAAACCAAGATGGACGGGCTTTCGGCAAAAGTCGAGAAGCACAACTCGGTCGTGGAGCGGACCTTCAAGCTGGAGACCGACGCGGCGACCGCCTGGAAGCGACACGACGAGCTGGCTGAGAGAGTGGAGAGATTGGAAGACATGAAGATTGGAGGAACGCAATGAGCATCAATTGGAAAGTACGAGTGAGGAACAAGGCCTTTTGGGTGGCCATCATCCCCGCCGTCCTGCTCCTCGTCCAGCAGGTGTGCGCCGTCTTCGGCGTGGCCCTGGACTTCGGGGACTTGCAGGCGCAGTTGGTGGCCATCGTCGGCACCGTGTTCACGCTGCTCGCAATCCTCGGCATCGTGGCCGACCCGACAACGGCCGGCATGGGGGACAGCGAGCAGGCGCTCACCTACACCGAGCCGAAGGAGGGCTAGCCATGGGCGCGCTGACCGAGGAGGAGAAGCGGCTCATCGAGTCGCAGGACTCGCACGACGAGCCCGATTTCGAGCCGAAGGAGGGCGGCAATGGGGACGATTAGCGACGTGCTCTACTGCGCGCGGGACTGGGTTGGGTACAGCCGATGGACGGACCCCGAGGAGGGCACCGTCTTCGGGCGATGGTTCGCCGAGAAGACGGGTGAGCCGTACTTCGGCGTGAGCGGCGTGCCCTACTGCGCCATGTTCGCCTCCTACTGCCTGGACTGGGCTGGCGTCCCCTGCGCGGGCATGCCGAGCGCATACTGCCCAGACATCGTCAACGCGGGCGAGGAGGCGGGGGCAACCGTCTCGTGCGAGGACGCCGAGCCTGGCGACCTCGTGCTGTTCGACTGGGGCGGCGACGGCCTGGCAGACCACGTGGGCATCGTCGAGGAGAACCACCCTGACGAGGGGTACATGACGACTATCGAGGGCAACACGTCGAGCGGGAGCGCGGGGTCGCAGTCGAACGGCGGCGTCGTTGCACGGCGCCAGCGCGGCTACGGCTCCATCTGCTGCGTCGTGCGGCCTAGCTACGACGGAGTTTCCACCGCGCCCATCGAGGGAGGCTCTGGCGACAACAGCGGCTCGGAAGCAAGCGATAGCGGTTCAGGCGCGGGGCTTGACGTAGACGGCGTGTGGGGGCCCGCTACAACGCGCGCGGTACAGTCGGCGCTGGGAACGCCTGTAGACGGCATCGTGAGCGGACAATCGACCTCGCTCGACGCGTGCAACCGGGGCGGGCTTTCCTCCGAGTCCTGGCAGTACGGCGGCGGCGGCTCGTACATGGTGGAGGCGCTTCAATCGAAGATCGGCGTCGATGCGGACGGCTACTTCGGCCCTGACACTTGCAGGGCGCTGCAAAGCTACCTCGGCACATATGTTGACGGATATGTTGATTATCCATCCAATATGGTTAAAGAGCTTCAACGCAGGCTCAACGACGACGCGTTCTAGCTCTCCACTTGCCAGGGCAACGCCGCCGCCATCGAGGCAGTCGATGCCAAGCTCGACAAGCTCATCGAGAAGCTGGGGAAGTAACCCCGACAAGCTTCGACAAGCTTCGACAAGCTTCGACAATCCCAGATAAGCTCGGATAGACTAGGACAAACTAGACCCTAGATTATCCCGAAACCAACAAGCCCCGCATCGCCATGGGATTTGTGAACTGCATCCCAATTCTTGGACGGGCTAATTAGCGGCCTACGCCGCACATAGGGACTGATTCCGGAACTCCTCCGGGGTCAGTCCCTTTAGTTTAACCTGCCTCCTTCTCGTGTTCCAGTGGATG